GTGAACAAACATCTTCTCTATCCTCTCCGGTGGTCGAAACCAGAATCCTGCCTTATTAAGGTAGATAGATTGATTGAACCCTGTCGCGATCAGAATCTCACGTCTGGAGGAGTTAGTCTATGTCGAAATAGACATGGCCGACCCTTCACTCCAACTTCAGTGTGTTTCTCTAGGACTCCTTGGAGTGCCATACCTGTAAAAAGGTACCGGGCATTCCTGGATCCGGGGACCATTGACGTTGCGTTTTCAAGATTTGAGACCGAAGTCTCGCAGCTTTAGTCACATCGTTTTTGGAATCTAAGGCCTCAGCCAGAGGCCCCCAATCGAAGTCGATACCTGCAAGAAGTTCATTCATCTGGGCCGTCGTGAAACGACTCCAGTCGGTATTATCTCTAATGGACTTTGTAGAATAGGCGACACGTTCAGCGTTCACTAATTCAGTTAAGGTCAGGATGTAAATCCAAAACCCAGGACTGAAGATAGTGATAAGGGCAGGGTAGCCCTTAGCAACACCTATCCAGTTAGCATAGAAGTGCGATAAGCGCTCCGAAGCTTTCTGGATGGCTTGGTCCCGCTCCATCCTATTGTACGATGTAATCGTCCAAAGGACAGCGTGGGCTAAACCAGGAGGCAGCCAGCCACCCCAAACTCGAGGTTGATTCGCTATTGCGATCCAACCTGATAAAGGTAGGCTAAAGCTTCCTGTAGGACCCAATGTTGCCAAAACCGACGCGAAAGCGGCGGCCTTTTGACTCTTACGAGTATAATAGGCCAACACTTTCGTGAAGGAACCCACCAACTGGTATGGAAATAGATCAAAGCGTTTGTCAGATAGATCCTGATACAGTCCTACTAGAAAGCTTCCATTTCGGAAAGCTTTTAGGAGAGCCGCTGCACCCACTGGACTATAATCATAGTACGGTGAGCACCAGCGCTTTGCGAATTCGCAAAACCCTGAGTCAGAAACTACAGACTTGCTGAGATTAATCTCTACACCCAAACTAGTTATCAGTGTTAGGTAACTCTTCGCCACAAGCTCATCGGCGATGACAATGTCGTCACCAAGGAGTGCGTAAAAGGGAAACCATCTGCTCCATCCAACCCTCATAGCCGCCACTTGTACCAACACGTGATGTGTGATAGCAAGCATTGCCCATGATGAGTAAGCTCCTATAGGCTGACCTACCTTGTAAAAGATAGGTTCGTCTTTTAGAAACCAACTCCGGGCTGTCAGTAACAGTTCCCACATAACCGCGTACCTGGTCCCTGTAAAGGAACTAAGCACGTGGGTTTGTAGAACCACTGGCAACCGGTCTGTTGCTGCGGATAAATCGTATGAGTATGCGGGTCGCCCAAAACGAAGTGCAAGGTTTTGGAGGCGTCGGATAGGTGCGTGTTGATCAAATGTTCCATCCTCCTTAATTGTCCGGAGAATTCCGAACAAGAAAGTGTGGAGTGGATACAAGAGACATTGCGAAAACCAATCGGTAATCGCTACAATACGTACCTTTCCAGCAGCCTCTTCAAACGTATGCAATCGTCCGAGCTTCACGAATCTCATCGATGCCGTGACAACTATGGATACTAAGGTCACTATACCAAGAGAAATCAAATACAGGGAAACGTACCACGGGGCTATCCGTATAAAAACGGACAGCAGATGTGGGCGCATTAAAAACGCGACCGCATCAAGTGGTGCATTCCAAGTAGAATGAGATCCATTGGGACCAGCTGACACTAGGAATAACCATCGAAACGTACTGCTATACTTCATAGACCATGTTGAGAAGTACCGAGAAAGTACCGCAGAAACATCACTTTGCAGACTCAGAATGTTCCCAAAAGGGACAGTTCTGGCATCTGTAATAGTGTGTAACTTTAGTACTCCAGGAATTCGCATCAAGCGGTAGAAACTAAGAATCGAGAGTACTCCTTTAATTACCTTCCTATCCCAAGAGAGAATTTTCTTTCTCAGGAAAAGAGGAATAATTGACGGAAGACCTGTCGAATCCCGTTTAACTAGAACTTTTCCCATCACTGGGATTAGATCTGGTTTACCAGCAAGAACCGCGATAACCAATCTCACACTCTCTTTGAGATACTGAACTGCCATTGGCAGCCCAGAGTCTCTAGCGAGTAGAAAGACACGGTACCCTAAGAGTATTAGAGTTCTTCGATACTGATCGAGGCAGGTTACTGAGACTAGGAATGAAGCCAGAGCCGGAATTTCTTGAACCCGTACCCATGGAGACACCCCTATTTTAATATTGCCAAACCGTCGATTGTTATTTGCGAAAGCGATAATATTTGATGGGATGGTAGTATTCCACTAGGGTTAACGTTGTTATTTCCAGAGTTTAGGGTGCTAGCCTTCTCGGAGGGAGTGGTTTGGCAACCGCTCTCCCGCAAGGTTATGTGCCCTAGTGGCGTGAGTCTATCACGATCAGCTAAACTTGGGTCCTATCCGTTTCCACGGTAGGTTGAGACGATCGAAGCAAGCTCCGAATATCTGCCCAGGGGTCTCCTAGCTAGAGTACAGTATTGGCGTCGATTCGAAGCAACCAGCTGCGATCGGGGGCCATACTATTGTGC